TGTAATGATCCGGAAGGACATAATATTACATATACTGTTGATGATACTACTAATTTTAAAATAAGTGGTAATCAATTATTATCGAATGTACAGTTTGATTATGAAACAACACAGTCTTACAATATCAGCATCACAGCATCCGATGGTTCATTGAATAGTAGTGAGAATTTCACAATTCAAGTAGTCGATGTCAACGAAGTACCTACAAACATTACTCTTTCATCTACTACAATTGATGAAAATGCCGCTATAGGAACACTTATTGCTGATTTATCATGTAATGATCCGGAAGGAGATAATATTACATATACTGTTAATGATGATACTAATTTTGAAATAAGCGGTAGCCAATTGTTATCGAAAGTACAGTTTGATTATGAAACAACACAGTCTTACAATATCAGCATTACAGCATCCGATGGTTCATTGAATACTTCTGCTGATTTCACAATTCAAGTAGTCGATGTCAATGAAGTACCTACAAACATTACTCTTTCATCTACTACAATTGATGAAAATGCCGCTATAGGAACAGTTATTGCTGATTTATCATGTAATGATCCGGAAGGAGATAATATTACATATACTGTTAATGATACTACTAATTTTGAAATAAGCGGTAGCCAATTGTTATCGAAAGTACAGTTTGATTATGAAACAACACAGTCTTACAATATCACCATCACAGCATCTGATGGTTCATTGAATAGTACTCAGAATTTCACAATTCAAGTAGTCGATGTCAATGAAGTACCTACAAACATTACTCTTTCATCTACTACAATTGATGAAAATGCCGCTATAGGAACAGTTATTGCTGATTTATCATGTAATGATCCGGAAGGAGATAATATTACATATACTGTTAATGATACTACTAATTTTGAAATAAGCGGTAGCCAATTGTTATCGAAAGTACAGTTTGATTATGAAACAACACAGTCTTACAATATCAGCATTACAGCATCCGATGGTTCATTGAATACTTCTGCAAGTTTCACAATTCAAGTAGTCGATGTCAACGAAGTACCTACAAACATTACTCTTTCATCTACTACAATTGATGAAAATGCCGCTATAGGAACAGTTATTGGTGATTTATCATGTAATGATCCGGAAGGACATAATATTACATATACTGTTGATGATACTACTAATTTTAAAATAAGTGGTAATCAATTATTATCGAATGTACAGTTTGATTATGAAACAACACAGTCTTACAATATCACCATCATAGCATCCGATGGTTCATTGAATACTTCTGCTGATTTCACAATTACCGTGAATAATGTCAATGAAGTACCTACAAACATTACTCTTTCATCTACTACAATTGATGAAAATGCCGCTATAGGAACACTTATTGCTGATTTATCATGTAATGATCCGGAAGGAGATAATATTACATATGAAGTTGATGATACTACTAATTTTGAAATAAGCGGTAGCCAATTGTTATCGAAAGTACAGTTTGATTATGAAACAACACAGTCTTACAATATCAGCATCACAGCATCTGATGGTTCATTGAATAGTACTCAGAATTTCACAATTCAAGTAGTCGATGTCAACGAAGTACCTACAAACATTACTCTTTCATCTACTACAATTGATGAAAATGCCGCTATAGGAACACTTATTGCTGATTTATCATGTAATGATCCTGATGGCGATTTTATTACATATGAAGTTGATGATATTACTAATTTTAAAATAAGTGGTAATCAATTATTATCGAATGTACAGTTTGATTATGAAACAACACAGTCTTACAATATCAGCATCACAGCATCAGATGGGTCATTGAATAGTAGTCAGAATTTCACAATTAATGTAACTAATGTTACTGAAAGTCCTTCTGATTTGTATAATGCAAATCTACAAGGAGCAACATTAAAAGCAAATGCGGATGGCGAAGGTATCACTGCTAGCGAATTGTTATATGCCGGATATAGTAATCAAGAATTATTAAACGCTGGTTTTCTTCAGTCAAATATTTGTTTCCCCGACAACACACCTGTTAATACAGACCAAGGTTTGATTATGATACAAAAACTAGATATTAACAAAAACACAATTAATAATAAGAAGATTGTATCTGTCACCAATACACGTCAAGAATGTAGTTACCTCATTCAAATAAAGAAGAATGCATTAGGTAAGAATACTCCTTCCCAAACAACACTTATTACCAAGGACCATAAACTGGTTTATCATAATGATATGGTTTGTGCCAAGGATTTATTATATCTACGTGGTGTTTCTAAGGTTGCATATAATGGTTGCATCTTACACAACGTATTAATGGAGGAGTATGAGACTATGGTAATTAATAACATGACTGTTGAAACATTGCACCCGGATACTTTAATTGCTCAGATTTACAACATTTTCCCAGATGGTAAAATGACATCTGCTGAATACAATGCATTGATGAATCATCTTTCTAAAAAAAATGGTTCCAATAAGACTATATAAATATTCAATGGTGTAATACATCTAACTAGATAAATATAATGAAAATAAAATATAAAATATAAAATATAAAATATAAAAATCATATCATACGCTAATATGATATGATATGAACCGATATGAAATAACTATTTTCGTCGGTGGCTTTTACTGCGACTGCGTTTACGATTGTTCTTAGAACGTTTACGATTGTTCTTACTACGATTATGTGTGGATTTGGAGCGTTTACGCAGATTCTTAGTGCGAATAGTGGTACGTCTTGTTTTTTTACCACCATTCATTGATTTAGATGTAGATGTAGATGTAACACTACCATTGTTTTCTATAATATAGTCATTTTCCAATAAAAAGGCAATCATTTTATCACTCTTTCTTTCGCCATTGTAATCTTGTTTTTTTATGCCGTTTTCCAATACTGCAATGGTGGGAACGTATTGAACATCCGAATAAATATCAGTAGATGATAAACTTTTCATACCGGATGGATCTATTTGCGCAATTATAAGGTCACCACTATATACACCATTACGCGATAATTCTTTTTCCATATTTTCCCATTCTTCGCTCATGGCTACACAAGCAGGGCATGTAGGACTATAATATTTCGCAAATACGATTGTATTTTTTGCAAGATTGCTGAAAAGATCAGCAGTTTCACCATTCACATTCATAAATTTCATGGTTGGATAATTATACTATAGGCACATATAAAAATTGCAGAGAGAATTTTTATCGCAAACTAATATATACATATGTTTTCTGTAAACAATAAATTAATATGCTATCTTATTATATTCTTGTTGGGGCTATATTTTGTAATGAATTACTCTTCTAAAGATGTATTGGAAGGATTTAAGAATAATTCAGATTGTCCTAATATTTTAATTCAAAAAGGAACAGATATTTATTTATATAATTCTAAAAAAGCGAAGGTTCCCGGAATCAATCCTGTAAAATTCAAAAATTTAGAAGATTATGTTGAATTCTTAAAATGGCAACGCAGTCAAGGCATAGATTGTCCTGTATTATTTTTACAACATTCGTATGATGCACAAGGAAAGCCGGTATATACAATGCGTCCAAGTCCAACCAATTTGCAAGGTGGATTGCCCACAATTGGTTCTATACCATCAGACGACGGGTTACCTCCACTAACACAATTGATAGACGCATCAAGGGATGATCCGCCATATAATGAAAAGTCTTATCCTGGCTTTGATCCACAAAATTTATATCAAGGTGATTACACACCATTAGACAAAATGTTTAGCGAACAAGAAACAGACAAAGCGGTAAGTACAAATCCGATGGACACTAATTGGGGTGGTGTACAATATAGCAGAGACGTAGTGAAATCTGGTTATTATGCAGATAATGAAGTATCTGTATATGTCTCCTAAAATGTATGCTTCAAATCTATAACAATAAAGTGGATTTATTTTGAAAATCTCTGGTATTTGGGAAAATATAATAAAAAGATATAAATATTTTTTATTATAAATGTTGCATAATATATATATATGTCGGTAAATTTAGACAGAAAACAAAAGCGAACAATGAAACGAAAGCGTACAACGAAACAAACATCAAAACGAAAACGAACATCAAAACGAAAACGAACGCCAAAACGAAAACGTACATCAAAACTACTTCGTGGTGGAGATAAGTTTAGTGGTTCTGAATCTGAATCTGAATGCTCCCTCAATATGAACCCTATGAATACTACAGACAAAAAGATGACTGATAAAGATTGTGTATTATTAATAGCAATCCATGGTGGTATAAATCCTGACATTGAAAAGATTGACCCAAAAGACAATAAATACAAAACCATAGATACAGATTGGGACCCAACAATTGATATAGGTACCTTGAATATTTCAGACGAAGTTAAAGTGAATAAGTTAAATATAACGGCACCTAATGTAGGGAACTTCACCAGCCCGGAACTCATGCGAAAATATGCCGACAAATTAGGGGAACTTATGGGATTCAAGTGTAAAGGTCCATACTGGTTTAAGTCAAATCCTACGGGGGCAAATGCCAACATTAAACCTAAATTGGATACAATGAATGAATTTAATTTAGAGGATTTCAAAAATCAGGTAAAGCTTCTCCAACCCCGAGAACGTAGTTGGAACGATATTCATTGGTGGACCCGATTTCGTCTATTCCACAGATTCGGTCATAAAGGGCAATTCGCAATACATGATTTTCTGAAACAAGCAGAATCAGCATTTCGCCTTTATGAAATCAATTCCGAAACAAAAACAATAAATAAGAGTTTTTTTCTTTCAAGTGATGACGTGAAGAAGAATCGAACCACATGTTGCAATTATGAGTTGGATGTTATTATATTTGATGATAAAGGTAATGGTACGAGTATTGTTGATGATATGATGAAGAAGGGATATTCTGACGCGGAATTAGCGAAAGATAGTACTTTTAAAACAACACTAGAAAAAATTATCAATTATACTCATATAGAATTGGGAAAAACCAATATAAAAATGATAGACGCAACATGTAATGGTATAAGTGGTTTTAATGATGATAAATACGAGACAAATGAAGAATTTAGTAAAGTTTATCACAATAGATTAAACCAAGGGGAAAAGATGAAGAGAGAGAACTTAGCTTATGGTGGAAAATAGAGATAATTACATTCACTAATAAACAATTTATTTTGAAAACAAGTTCAAATTCATAGACCCACGAACCAATAAAATATAGACAAGTGTATGAAGGACCAGTCCACGTATAGTGGGACAACCATTTACTTCTGCAATTTTACCTAAAATACTTCCAAACAATTGTTGTGTCAACCTATATGTTTGTGGATGAATGACCAACAAAAAAATTAACGCCGAGAAAATTGTAATTTTCCATTTCATGTAACTAGAATCCGCCATTATATTTTATGGTGTGATTTTTTTTCTCAAAATTGTAAAAAATTGAACTATTCAGATGCTTATATGGTATATAAATAAATCAAAATAGAATCAAAATGGTAAGATATATTCGCAATATTAATAATAAGGACATGTATTCTAATATAGAAGGAAGTGTAACTGTAAACACATATAACAGTCATGGTATCCGTATATATGGAACAAATACTTTGGAAAATATAGATAGTAATATTAATGATATCACTGCTACCACTGAAACCACTGAAACCAATGCTACTGTGAATGCAGCCCTTATTAATGAAAACGGAACACCAGAAGTTGAAAATGTAACAAATGTAGCAAATATATCAAATGATGAATTATATGATATATTTGGTAGCGATACGAGTGACGACGAAAACAACATAGAAGAACACGTAGATATCATTACGGACATTTCTTGTGAGTTAAATGATGATACCAATAATGTTAGTGAGGAAGAATATGAGGAAGAATATGAGGAAGATTATGAGGAAGAATCAGAGGAAGAATCAGAGGAAGAATCTGACGGAATCCAAGATGACATTAATGAGGCAAATAATATTTCTCGTATTCGAATTGAACAATTAAACGATTATAAAAATACTGCTTATAAACATCAATTTATTGGACTACCACAACTGGCATACAAAATGAGTGTGTGTGCTATGAATATGTCTATAGATATAGCAGAAGAATTGTACTTGGACGCTATTGATATAGACCCGTATAATCCTTATGTAGTTAATCTTGCAATTATATATGAAACAAAGAAGAACAATAATGAATTAGCAAAAAAATATTACATGATGGGGGTAGAACAAGGGTGTTCATTATCAATGTATAATATTGCAGATTTATATAGCACCGAGAACAATATAGAATTGATGGTAAAATATTATGAAATGGCAAACGATTATGGCGATATTGAAGCATCTAAACGTTTAATTACACATTATTATAATACAGGAAACATGTGTAAGTTCGCTAAATACTATTATAGTTACTTAAAAGACGATGTTGGTAGTTATTCCGAACTAGTAGATCCAGAATATATTGAATTTACCTCCAATGTAAATACATTGACAATTTTACATAAAATTACAAAATATACTACGGAAAATATTAAGCAAATACATAGTAGTAATGGAGAGGAAAACGCAAAGCATTTGGAAAATTTAATAGACTATTTGTCTAAGACCGATGAATACAATACATATACCAATAAAATCGCATTATTTACAAAATTAAATCATATTGTGGAATGTGGAATTTGTTACGATGATGATAAGATTAATATTAATATTCACTGTGGTCATACAATGTGTAGTGATTGCTACACACGGTTATATAATAAAGATTGTCCATTTTGTAGAATGACCCCTCCCTAAAATGAAAAAAAAACAAAAACAAAAGAAACACAATGTACATATTTTTTGTTTTTTTGTATAACTATAAGATCATAACATTTGTACGCGTTTGGAATGGATCGCTTTATAACCACTAGAATAATGTGTTGCGTTATATGTAGACAATGTAGTTTTTATCATTGTTCCATTGTCGGAACTGTAAATGATAGATCGAATATTAAATAATTTCATTTTATTTGCACATTCTATACATGGCATAGACGACATGATTTCTTTTCCATTTGTAGATATGCGAACAATATAGATAGTAATTTTTTTCCGAATATTTTTTTTAAGACATTTTCGTAAAACATCAATTTCTGCATGACATGAACATGATGAACCAATTAGACCATCCTTTGAATATGTACGATAGTTATTGTATCCACGCGCTACCACTTTACCTGATGCTACTGCAACACATCCATGTCTAAATGTAACACACGATTTATGTGCTTCATCTAATGCAATATTCGTATAACGATTATCATTATTGCTGCAATATGAACCTTCCATTTTACACACTTTATTAATTGATATCATACACTAATAACATGATATCAACATCAACTTTACTTTTAGTTAGAAATGTCGGTGTATTTCGTATGGAATTACTTAAGACCATCTAAAAATTTCATAGAGTCATTCAACGTATTTCTAAATGTATTCATATTGTTTAATTTTTTTGCCATTTCTGTCAATTCTTCATCATTAGAACTTTTTTCTAATTGTTGTGCCATATGTGGCAATGATGACAATATTTGCGTATTTATACCATCTTCTAAAGCAATAATAATATTCTCCCAATCCTTTCTATATTTCTTAACATTCATTTGATCCTTCATTCTTTCGGTAGATCCTTTAATTTCATCTACTAAATTACCAAGTCTTTGTGATTCATAATCCTTGTCACCTCCTCTAATACCAAACGCCTCTTTATTATGCTTAAATAGAGTATTAAAAATTAGATATATCAATAGTGCAATCATAACATAACCTAAATATAAGAACATATCATTTGTTTCTACCATCTCTTGTATACATATAATAAACATTTTATTGCAAAATAAACCGCTTTATACTTTCAATAGATGGTTTTGTTAATCGTCGTATTTGTCCAGTATTTCCCTCCATTCGAATACTAGATAAACAATCCGGTGTTTCTTCCAACCTAAATTTTAAATTAGGAACAGTTTTATATACATTCATTATAGCAATTGCACTTTTACTACTAACACCAGGAATTGTTGATAACATAATTTCGCCTATATTGTCAGGAGTAATGTTGTCCTTTTTCACCTTTTTCATAACTTCGCAATAATGTTTGCTTGATGATTCATTTTTTTGCTCTATAATTGTGTCGTTAGATAACTCTTTTACATCATCTGTGGAAGAAATCTCGGTATTAGTATTTGCAGCAGTATCAGTATTAATTGTAATAAGTTCTAGTGATTTCGAAACTTCTTGTTTTTCCGACATATAATACGGATGTTTTTTAGATTCGCGTTGTAATTTGTTAGCAAAATGTATGATGAATTCACAGGTTTCATTAATATGTTTGCTTTTATAAATAGAAAACCCTTTAAAATATTGTAATGCAACCATTGCCGAATACAATGTTTTTTTGTCAACACGACCTTTTGCGACATTATATTTTTCAAAATCACCTTCAATCAAATAAATGATATTGTGATTTGGTAAGGGAATATTATTCAAACGAAATGATTGTTCGTTATATCTACCATCCTTTATACTTGCTGCTAAATCATATAGTGTCTTTCTCTCTACGATTATTTTTTCAACACTTGTACTCTCATCAACTATAATTATATCACCTAGTGGTAAATTTTCATGTTGTATTTCATGGCTATGTTCTTTGAACAAGAGATTCATCGTTGCTAACAAGTTATTCTCTCTATAATCGATTTTAATAAGCATGATGTTAATATGTAAATAATAATATGAAAAATTGTTTATATTATTATTTTTGTATTTTTGTATTTTTGTATTCAATTCACGAATTTACAGCATAGGACCTCCAATTCCTGTAGGTTTACCAAATGATTGAGTAAATTTAAATAGATAGTTGGGACGTGATGCAGAAGCAGAAGCACGAGAAGATAATGAACTGGAACTAGGAATCATGAATCCAGTAGCACTGGGAGCAGCACCTCCCTTTTTAGGTCCACCAAAATAACTAGTGCGTACCATTGCACCAGTTGTAGTTTTAACCATTACTGATGGCATTATACCATTGGTACCACTTGCACCACCAAATTGAACTTTACGTGCAACCGCAGAACGGCCACGTTGACTTCTATAACCATTACGTTGAGGCATAATATAATATAGTATTAGAATAAAATATTATGATTTGTCTTCAGTAGTACAAAGAAATTACACTATGGAACGAATTTAGTAGTATCTTAAAAACATTCTACCGGCACCACCAGAACCTTGGGGGTTTCTAGAAAGAAGGTTATTTGCTTGCATATAGGCAAGACCTGCGGCGGGTGCAAGAGGGATGAATTGTCTGGTAGCAGCTCTAATATCTTGGATGCGATGAATGGCAGCACTACCACCAGTGTGGGGTGCAGTACCACCCATGATACCATAGATTTTTGTGCTGTTTGAAATGGATGGCGTCATACGCGCGCGTTTACTACCTTGCATATATCCGGGCATTATATAATGTCTAAATATTATTTTTTTACTTATTTCAAATATATTGACGAATATTAAAATTGATATAAATACATATCCATGTCTATATTTATAATTGTAACAATGGATACAAAATTATTACATGACGATGATATTTTAAATTCCGAAGAAGGATTAATATTTAATCCATATAATTCCGAAAATGTTGAGATTACATTGAATGATGTTCAATCTATTCTAACTAAATATGGAGTTCCAGGAACTGTAAATAACCTAAATCTATATAAACGTGCATTTATTCATAGATCTTATACAAAGCGTCCTCAACTAGAAAATATAAAAGAAAATATTACGATTATGGATAAGCCCGATGATTGTATGGCATTACATAGTAAATCAAACGAACGTCTGGAGTTTTTAGGTGATGGTGTTTTAGAATGTATTACTAAATATTATCTATATCGACGTTTTCCTAAAGAAAATGAAGGATTTATGACCGAAAAAAAAATCGCTCTTGTGAAAAACGAGGCTATTGGCAAATTGGCACTAGAAATGGGACTGCATAAATGGTATATTATTTCTAAACACGCTGAAGAAAAGAAGACGAGAACAAATTTGAAAAAGTTGGGTTGTTTATTTGAGTCGTTTTTAGGAGCATTGTTCTTGGATTTTAACAAAATCGAAATAAAAGACGAAGACTCATGGTTTCAAAATGTCTTTGTTACTGGACCCGGATTCCAAATAGCCCAAAAATTTATCGAGTCTATATTTGAAAAGCATGTTGATTGGATGAAATTGATTCGCGATGATGATAATTATAAAAATATTTTACAGGTGAAAATCCAGAAGGAATTTAAAGATACACCCCATTATTTGGAAATAAACCATGATCCCGATCACGGGTATGAGATGGGTGTATATTTATGTTTAGGGCAACAAATTCACGAAGTAAGACGCGAACATGCGATATCATATAATGAATATAATAGTTTTGCTTCTATTCAAGAAACATTTGCAGAAAACGGGAAAGTGTTTGTGTTTTTAGGCAAGGGACTACATAAAATTAAACGCAAGGCAGAACAAATGGCGTGCGAAGAAACACTTAAATTGTTATCTGCATAATATTCCAAAAAAATTACTATCAAAAAAATTTACATAACATTCCAAAAAGTCTGAAATGTTTTTTTTTCACCATTCATAACAATAACACTATTTTTATCGTTATGCAACGATTTATTATATCTCAATGTAATATAGAGTCCATGAACATTTTAGACAAATTAAAAATAAAACCAGTACCACAAAAACAAGAACAGTTTAATATAAAAATAGGTCAGCAAATCGTATCATCACCACCAGAACAATCACAACCACAACCACAACCACAACCACAACCACAACCACAACCACAACCACCTAAAGAAGTAGATGATATAGAAAAAACCGATATTAAAACCAAAATTATTGATAAAACCAAAGATAAACTAGTAGACCGTGCACAATTTTTAAGTAAAATAAACCCATTGGCTGATTTAACATCACTTTCTAAAATGTCCGCTGATTTATCTACAAAAATGTTATCACGTGAAGATATTTTAGAAAAGGAGATAACTACACCTACTATTCCACAAAAACCTGTAAAAATTCGAAAACTTAAAGAGAAAATTAAACTTGGCGACAAAGACGTTGAACAAATAGACGCTGACGATATCCAACCATCTGAACAAATAAAAAAAACGCAAAGACGGACAAAAAAACCTATTAGCAAAATCATATCAGAAGGTCCTAATACCATGATTGAAATAGGAGATACTATATTGCATGACCGATTACCAAACAAAGAAGAAAAAGTCTTAATTAAATCAAATGCTTATTACATGAATAATCGTGAATCCTTTGTTAATTTCATAAATGCCTTATTTAGACCATATAAAGATGAGTTAAAAGATGCATCATCTTCAATTAGTTGCGACCGCCCCGATAATGCAGAATTTCGATTATTAACACATCAAAAAATTGTCCGTGATTATTTGAATTTATATACTCCTTATCGCGGATTACTATTATACCATGGGTTAGGTAGTGGAAAAACTTGTTCGTCGATTGCATTAGCCGAGGGTATGAAAAGCGATAAGCAAATTATTGTAATGACACCAGCATCATTACGAACCAATTATTTGGAAGAATTGAAAAATTGTGGTGACCAGATGTATAAAAAGAACCAATATTGGGAGTTTATTGATACTATGAAAAATCCTTCACTAATAGATACATTGTCTAGTGTGTTACAATTGAACAGTGATTATATTAGAAAAAATGGCGGCGCGTGGTTGGTGAATGTTAAAAAACAACCTAATTATAATGACTTAAATGTTGGTGAACAAAAAAGCCTTGACTTACAGATTAATGAAATGATTACATACAAATATAAATTTATTAATTATAATGGTCTTCGTAATAGTCATTTGAAAGAATTAACATTAAATTATTCTATAAATCCTTTTGATAATAAAGTCCTTATCATCGATGAAGCCCACAATTTTGTTAGTCGTATTACAAATAAGATGAAGCGTCCCGATTCATTGTCTATGAAATTATACGAATATTTGTTAAGTGCTACAAACACGAGAATAGTATTTTTGACAGGCACACCTATTATTAATTATCCAAATGAAATAGCCATTTTGTTTAATATTTTACGCGGATATATAAAAACATGGCATTTCCCATTGAATATCAAAACAACCAAGAAAATAAATAAAGAAGAAATAGTGAAAATATTTGAAAAATTTGACATACTTGACTTTTTAGATTACAAGCCTTCGTCGAAAATATTAACAGTTACTAGAAACCCATATGGATTCACAAACGTCAATAAATATAATACATATAAGGGTGTTACAAATAAGCCTACTAATATAAAGAAAGGAAAAAATGGTAATTTGTCCGACAGCGACTTTGAGAAAATGATTGCTTCCATCTTGAACGAAAACCAAATTGATATATTATCGTCAGGTGTCCGCGTTGAAAATTTTAAAGCACTTCCTGACACACTAGAAACTTTCCAAAATTACTTCATTAATCCTAATACAGGTGTATTAAAAAATAAGTCATTATTCCAGCGTAGAATATTGGGTCTGACATCTTACTTTAAAAGTGCACAGGAACAATTGATGCCAAAATATGATTCCATTACGGATTATCACGTTGTAAAGATTCCTATGAGTGAATTTCAATTTGGTGTATATGAACAAGCACGTATCCAAGAAAGAAAGTTAGAACTTCAGAATGCGAAGAAAAAGAAGAAATCAAAAGGAAATGATGTATACGATGATAGTGTATCTACATATCGTATTTTTTCAAGAGCGTTTTGTAATTTTGTATTCCCCGAAAATAAACGACCCATGCCTAAGGACGGAGAACAATTGGAAGATGTATTACAAGATAATGGCGATGAAGATATATTGGATGCTGCAACTGTCGATGATAAACTCAATAATCCCGATGGTGTATATAATGCAGATGATATCGATATCATCAAAAAGAATATCGAAGAAGATACGGATACGTCATACGATACACGTATTAAAGAAGCACTATTATATTTACAAGAAAATGCGGGCACTTTTTTAACTCCCAAAGGATTAGAAGTATTCAGTCCAAAATTTTTAAATGTATTGGAAAATATCCAAGATGAAGACCACAAGGGTTTACATTTAATATATAGTCAATTCCGAACATTAGAAGGTATTGGTATCTTAAAGTTAATATTAGAACACAATGGGTATACTCAATTTAAAATTAAAAAGGAAAGTGGTAATTGGGTTTTAGATATTCCCAGTTCTGAGCGTGGAAAACCAACCTTTGCGCTATATACTGGAACAGAAACAGTAGAGGAAAAGGAAATATTACGTAATGTATACAATAGCACATGGAGTCTTGTTCCTGAAACAATTGTTTCTTCTTTGCGGCCAATTTCCACAAATAATTTTTACGGTGAAATAATCAAGGTATTTATGATTACAGCATCAGGTGCTGAAGGTATCTCATTAAAAAATACTCGTTATGTGCATATTATTGAACCATATTGGCATCCTGTTAGAAAACAACAGGTTATTGGACGTGCTAGACGTATTTGTAGTCATCAAGATTTGCCACCTGAATTACGAACAGTATCTGTATTTCAATATTTAATGACATTTACCAAAGATCAAATAGAAGGTGACGGATCAATTGAATTACGATTAAAAGATCGTAGTAAATTGGATAAAGTCACACCATTAACTAGTGACGAAGCGTTATTTGAAATTTCTAGTATTAAAGAAAATATTTCTAAACAGTTGTTGAATTCGGTAGTCGAAACATCTATGGATTGTTCATTACATTCCAGTAGTGGTTCTAAAAAGAATAAAGATGCAGTAAAATGCTTCTCCTTTGGGAAAGTGTCTCCATACACATTTTCGTATAAACCATCTATTTCTAGTGAAGAGTCTGACCAAGTTGCACAGGCAAATAAAACGTCTATTACATGGAAAGCGCAAGAAGTTACCATTCCAATCAATGGCATCAATACTGTATTTGCTAGGAATAAAGAGACAAATGAGATATATGACTTAGATAGTTATAACGATGCTATTGAATTCGGTGGAGATCCTATTATGGTTGGACGATTAGAACAATCTAATGGAAGATATCGTTTTGTAGAAGTCTAGGTCTCTAGGTCTCTAGGTGTCTAGGTCTCTAGGTCTCTAAATGTTTCACATACACCAACCTAAAAGAAAAATGTAAATGCTGTGAAATTTACATTTTTCTATATTTCTGTACGAGTCATTGTTACACTGTTTGGAAAATTTACTTACGAATATAGTTATACGATGCATCTAATAGTTGCATATATTCTAAAAAATTGCAACGAGGAGGTGTATATGCAATGTCTATATGATTGTTAGTAATGGTGTAGCTATCACGAACACGAATCGAAGTATTTTCACAAATACCCATTTTTCCCGACAAATGGTGTTTTACCCATTTATTTTTTATATGATCTTCGTAATCTGAATGCATATAATCTATACTACTCGTGCGTTCTTTTGTATTGTCCGGACAACTATCTATACTATTTGAACGACGCTCTATGGTATTTGCTAGTTCATCAATACTATTTGAATGGCTATCTATACTATTATTACTATTACTACTAGAAAAACTATTTGCTTTCTCGCGATTGGTATGAGATATATTGAAAAACATGTGCTTATACTACAATAACATAAATAATTTTTATGTATTTTTTGTACTATGTAATTCTAGTATTTTTACACACATTTTTTCTATATTTTTTTGACAATTTGTAAAATCATATAACATATTTTCTAATTTATCTAATCTTGACTCAATTGTGAGTGTCTTTGTGTTTGTGCTTGTGCTTGTCTTTATATTTTCACTCATCGCGTTGTCAATTGTATTTACTTCTATAGTTGATTGTGTGTTTGTTTTCGTTTTTAATTTATCTAAAATATTAGTTACTATATCATTATTGGTATCATTATTGGTATCTTTAAACGATACTTTTTTCTCTTTATTGGTATTATCTCTATTATTATTCACTATATTTGCTTTATCTTTTCTTGTTTCTATGGATACATTGTCCGGATTGTCGTTATTAATCCATTTTGCTGCTTGGGAAACATTTTGCTCGGGTATTTCTAATTCCTGTTCTCGTTCAGCCATCATACTCGCAATCATTCTATCCATTTCTGATCCAAGTGGTTTGTCTACATTATTATCGCTAAAATTGATATCACTTGGTCGCGATGGATTCATTGTATTATCAAACATCTTCTGTTGCTCTTTCATCTTATTATTTAATGTTTCTTCACGTTCTTTTCGCAAATCATCCGCTTTATATATCACTGTCAACGGCGCTTCCTGTGGAGCATTTTTTTCATTATTAATTATAGGTATTAATACTTCTATCGTCTTTTTATTTTTTTCAGTTAGATCCAGGTTTGAATATTGTATATTAATGTTATTAATTGTATTTTCAAATATTTCTTGAATTTTATTATATTTGTTGTTTTGCATGTTGTTAAATATACCACTATCTTGTAATAATTCCCAGAGCAAATATTTATTGCTATTATTTGTATAATCCATAATAGATTATTATACAAATATTTCTATATCTTATTCTACGTTGAAATATTTTTTTCGTAATTCAAAAACATTTTTATCAGGTATTCTCTTTTTCAAAAAGTCACAGGGTGTCTTACTGTCTTTTAATGATTCGATGATAAAATACAAACAATACATTCCACATTCTGAATTCGTACGCTGATGTTCTATATCATTTATATACGTAGTAAATTGAATATTTAATTTACGCCCTTGTGATTTTATTTTTTCTATCAATTCATTCACTTCCTTTGGTGGTTTATTACCATTACTATCAAAAAAGCAAATGTATTTACGTTTTGTGTTCACAAACATCGAAATCCAGTGTTCACCAGGCATCTGATGGGGATGTGTATTAAAAATTATGCCTATTTTTGTTTTGTTCCGCTTGATATTATCGTGTAGGTTAAATTTACATAATTCTTCCCATACACATTCTCCATACAATTTGTGTTTATCAAAGTCTATTGGAGATGGTCCTAAAAATTCGAAACATTTGTACGCATGTTCGTATTGTTTCATTACTAATTCTATATCTTGGCTACTTAACCATTCATTCGGTTTGTGCTTCCAATGCTTAGGCGCAGATGGTGCAAATGTGTAATTTAATAGTTCTTTGTCTAAATGCCCTTCCATAAATTTATGTCGCAACCAACAACTCTCACGATGACATGTAGTATTTAATTTTTTTCGAAACTCATTCCATATTTCTTTCGTGTCATTAGTAGTTATTTTATTGTCAGGATGCCGCATATTCCAAATATTTTTCATTTTTTGTAATGAATTGCTTGTATAACAGGTAAATTCATTTTCACTGGCATTCGGACTACAATTTAATTTAGATATATCGGTTCCATGTTCATGAATATATTTATCATCATGTGCAATTGACTTTACTTTTGTCTTTTTATTAGTTCTTGTCTTTGCTTTCATATTTGATTTCGATTTAGATTTATTATTTCTGGTTTTTGTCATTACTTCTCTTACATATTATTCACATTTTATTTTCCATATTTTTTTCGTCACATTCTTTTTTGTCTTTTTTGTCTTTTTTGTCTTTTTTGTCTTTTTGTTCCTTATTTTTTTTTACATTTTCGCTTATATTTTGTTTTGTAGAATGAAGACCTTTTCTCTTGAACTTGGAATCATGCAAATTAATATTTTGTTTTTTTGGAAAAGGTTTTATTTCCTCTCTTTTATTGGTTACTACAAATCCATCTAATGTTACTTTTTTAACTACATCTGGACGTTTCATCAAATAATCACAATCAATGTATTCATCGTCGTCGTCAATATTGGTTGACGTCTTATCACAAACACTATTATTTCCACTATTCATATTCAGGTTCTTATATTCATCTTGTATAATCTCTTGTTTATCGTTAAACTTTAAATATGCTATGCATGATTTAATATAGCAATTGAAATGGTTGCGCAAAGGTATATCTTCAATTTCTCCTTTAAATGCGTTTTTTGTTAACTCTATAATTCTACGTCGATAGAATTGTTTATCATGTTTTAACTCATCGTCAATACCCTTTTTATTTTGTTCTAAAATTTCAGGATACTGGTTTTTATTCAAAAAATAAGTTAATGTTATATTATTGATATTTTTTTCACTTGTATTATCAGCAATATTATCATTGTTATTTATTTGATTTGTAGAATTATTCATCTTGTACAAATCAAACATTTCTTATTTGTAATAGAAACGAATACTAGTTACATGACTTCAATTACATGTGCAAATCTTGTATTTGATTACGTGTATGATTGTGTAACATATTATTACCAATATTTATCTCATTGGGGTTAAATGAACTAAATTCGGGTTTGTCAAACAATAAAGGGTGTGTTTGTTGTATATTCCTAGAATCAACTACCACATTATACAAATCACTACTAGAAGATGGAACATAGGTAGATTGATTACAGCGTTGTAAAGCAAAATTTTGGTTTCTTAAATCCGATTCAACACCAACATTTTGGGAAAATCCACTCCAAGGTGCTTGTGCGTTTCCGGGATTAAATGTATTGCTTACTGAATATGACTTATACTCACGCATAGAAACTGTTGGCTTTACACGTTGGTCCAGTATAGGCATACATGCGTATTTAGTAGATACTGATCGCATACTATATTGCGGTTGTAATTCCTGTGAAGGAATATTTCTATCCGATATTCTTTTATTAATTTCGTCTAAACGTTCGTGGTTACACGTATAACATCCGTCAATTAAACCATATATTTCACTCATTGTATTATATTAGAATAATATTATTTTTTCAAAAAAACCTAAAGATACATAGACATGATATTACAATCAATGTGTGGTATTTTTGCTTTGCTCGTTAAAAATAATAATCTTATGAACGAATATATACAAACATTAATCACCACAATATCGCCACATTTCGCGAAAGGTAAAAAAAGGGGACCGGAGCATACTACATTAGAACTTCTTAATGAATATACTATATTTGGATTTCATAGATTAGCCATCAATGGTTTAGACACTGTCTCTAATCAACCAATACGTATAGATGGTGTCTATTTGATATGTAATGGCGAAATATATAATTATAAAAAACTTTTTTCACAATTGTCTATTAACCCTACCACTAATTCTGACTGTGAAGTTATTATTCATATGTATTTACGTTATGGTATTGAATACACGTTGCAAAACCTAGATGGTGTTTTCGGTTTTGTATTATATGACACTAATATAAACAAGTATTATATTGCGCGAGACCCATTTGGTGTTAGACCAATCTATCTTGGTCATCATGATGATTATATGGTTGTCAGTTCTGAATTAAAACAAATACATACTATTTGTAATCCTATGACATGTGTTCAATTTAAACCTGGAACATATGTTGAATGCGATTATCGAAACAATGCATTGTACGCCTCTAACTATAATCAATATACTACATTTAATTATTTACAGTCAGAACATACGTTATCTAATAATGGTTCTAGAAGCAGGCTTATGAATTCAGGCGACGATTGTTATTATCAACTAATATATACTGCATTATACGAGGCCGTAAAAAAAAGGGTTATCACGAGTGACCGTAAAATCGCATGTCTCTTATCAGGCGGATTGGATAGTAGTTTAATTACTGCATTAGTTGCTAAATTTATACCCAAGGGGCAATTAGAAACATATAGCATTGGTATGACTGGGGGCGAAGATTTACAATATGCAAAAATGGTGGCGCAACATATTGGTTCTAAACATACAGAAATTATATTAACTGAACAAGAATTCCTATCTGCTATACCTGATGTTATTTATACGATTGAGAGTTATGATACAACCACTATTAGAGCAAGCGTTGGTAATTATTTAATAGCACAATACATATCCAAAAATAGTGATGCCAAAGTCATTTTTAATGGTGATGGTTCAGACGAATTAACTGGTGGATATATGTATTTTCACAATTCACCTTCCGCTATGGAATTTGATTATGAATGTAAGAGATTGTTACGCAATATATATCATTATGATGTATTAAGAAGTGATAGGTGTGTCTCAAGTCATGGTCTAGAACCTAGAACACCGTTTTTAGATCGAAATTTCGTTCACCAATATTTAAGTATTCCGTGCGATGTACGATTTCACAATAATAATAATAATAATGAAAAAAATATAGAAAAATATTTACTCAGAAGTGCTATTGAAAACCAAGATGTTGGATTATTACCGCGGTGTGTTTTGTGGAGAAATAAAGAAGCATTCAGTGATGGTGTCAGTAGCAATAATAAATCATGGTATCAAATCATTCAAGAATATGTGTCACACAATCACTTCATGTCTTTATACGACGAGCAGCAAAAATATTCGTTTAATACACCAACCACCATGGAACAGGTATATTATCGCCAAATATTTGACTCTTATTTTCCTAAATGTAGTCATGTAATACCTTATTTTTGGATGCCTAGGTTCTGTGATGCCGAAGATTCTAGTGCACGAACATTAGATATATATAAGGAAAAAAATGAAAATACGACTACATACGATACAACGGATTCTGACAGTCAAAATTGTGATTCTAAAGGTATCTTTTTACAAGATTCTGATGAAAATTTACAAAAATATTACGATGAAAACGGAAAGTAACAATGAAAAACGTAGCGGTAAAAAAAAATATGTATAATATATATTGTAGTATGCAATTACACGAAAACATTTTTCTTATTGCATTAAAAACATCATATATATTATACGTTCTTGTATTATTTGGTGTATCCAGTTTTGCTCCCAAATATTTAGATATATTAGGTGAGTTTTTAAAGTATTATGTTATATTCTTTTTATTGTTGCGATTTAATCCATATTCAACACATAAATTTACAGAATTTGATAGAGAATTGGTTTTTCAGTCCGCGGGATTTTTATTTACTACCAGTTCGTTAAATGCAATTGTTACCAACTATTTCAATATTTCCAAATCGGATATCATATTTTAGTTCTTCAATCATCTATTTTTCTTTTTTAGAGTTCCGTGTTGTTTCTTAGATTTACGACGAATTGTTTTATTATTGTGTTCAAAGAAGAATTGTTTTAAATGTTGTAATATTTTCTTACCAATAATATTATCAATTGCCAATTCCTCTTGTGATTTAACTGGAGGATGATAATTATATTTGTTTATTTCATCCGTCATTTTTTTCATAAATAAGGTTTTGTTTTTTATTTTATTACCTAATTTGCTAGTTAAATATCGTTTAATCATATCGGTATATTCTATGCTATGTACGTATGGTTTTACGTTTATATAGTATACTTTATCATGTTCCATACCTTTGTGATAAATATCGTCTATAAAACATATTTCTGTATCGCTTGGTAATTTAGTACATTTAATTAAATCATCGTGTGACTTACTATTCGATGTTCTATTTACTTCAACACGCTGCCCGCGTACTTTAAACGCACATATGATTTGGTCGAATATTTTTTCATTCAACTTATTTTCAAAATATTGTATGATGTTTGATGCCCAACTTTTTGGGCCTTGATTATTTGTATAAATCATTATTTTACTACATTGATGGTTTTTCTTTTTCATTTTCAAATATTGTAATATAGATTCCATTTTAGGACGTATTACTTCCGGGTATAAATCCATCACCGCGTTAAAATTTTCGTTTTCTGATAATGACAATTCGTCATTCAAATAATTATTTAGACAATCATAAAATATACCTAGTTGGGTGAAATAGCCTAATGTTTCATCTAAATCAAATACAACTATTTTATGCGAAGAGAACATATAATATATAGATAAAAAATCATAACCATTTATTTTTACGTTTGCATATTTTTTTTCTACACTATAGTTATACTATTATACAAAAGTATATGAATTTGACTAATAAAGATTATCAAAAAATAGTAAAATATTATAATATTCGCAAACCTGCAAATAAAACACATAAACAAGTTGGCGAAGAAATATTAGCAAATAAATTATGCAAATGCATCAAAAGTGTTGGTATTACCAATAATTCTGAAAGTCGGGCTATTGCTATATGTCGTAACAGCATATTCAATAATAAAAATTTGGGTATGTATAATTTCGAATGCAAACAAAAATATAGACTTTTACCTAAAAAGGACACTCGAAATAGAAGTAAAAAAGGCACTCGAAAAAGACTATATAAAACTGCGCGACATTTGAATTTGAAGAAAAGTAAAACCACTCGTAAAAAAAGTAACTAATTGTCTACTTTACCAAATAGTCTAATACAGAAATTATCACATTTTCTTGTTCGGTTAATTTTTGAAATATCATACATTCGTCAAACTTTATTTGAAATATTCGATTCATATTATTTTTACAAACGATATGAATTCCATTTTCCAATATTTTTATATCTACTATCGTACCTCCGTTTGTTAATTTTATTACTGCAGGATTTTGTAAAGGAATCCATCTAATATAGCACCCATATTGGACATCTTCTAAATCGTCTACATATCTGTAGTTGGATAATTTAGCATGATAACTCTTTAACATACTACCAGACATTTGCAATTTTTGTAGCATATCGTTTTTTATCGATTTTATCTTTCTACTATTTAAATTTATTACGCTTGAATTATTTTCATTATCTAAAGCTTTTAATAGATCTGCACTTTCTTCATTATTATACATTAGTCTAATATACATTAACGAAATATTTTTATACCTTTTCTATTTCTCATATTTTACCTACATCATGTAGAGAATTTATGGATTTTATGTAAATTGACCTACTTACATAAAATGTGCTCATGTAGTGCAAGTTCTGATTTTCTAATTCTATTTTCCATTTTGAAAAACACAACACAACAAATCCTTGTGTTGCATTTTTTAAATCTCAAAATAGAATTGGAAAAATAGTGAAAAAACACGTTTAGAGCATTATGCTCTCATTTGCTTTTTTGGAATATTCCATTTGTTACCATACTTTTTTTTGGAAGGAATAGCCAATTTAATTCGGTTATATTTAGGAGACTTTTATATTTCCATATAATAGAGACAATGGAAATAATCGGAAACGAAAAGTCGCAAAAAGTCGCAACAAAATATGCATGTAATTATTGTAACTATCATACTAGCAAAATTAGTGACTATAATAAACATTTAATGACTCGCAAACATACAGACAGTGTGAGTGGAAATGGCGAGTTCCAAATGGAACACAAAAATGTCGCACACCTACATGTATGTAGTATATGTAATAAAGAATATGCCACTAAATCAGGCTTATGGAAGCATGCAAAAAAATGTGTCTACAAACATGAAAATACTGTAATTACTATTGGTAATGACACAACTACTACATCTATTGTAGAGAAAAAAGAAGATATGTCTGACATGAAAGAATTAATAATTGCATTGATGACACAAAATCAAAATATACAACAACAACACGTAGATCAACAAGCACAAGTACAATTACAAATACAGTCACTCATTCAAGAACACGCAGAAACACAACATAAACAATTATTGGAACTGCTACCTCATTTAGGTAATACAACCAATAATAATACCATGTCAAATAGTAATAACAAAACCAATAATTTCAACGTGAATATGTTTTTGAATGAACACTGCCAAAATGCTATGAATATAACTGATTTTATTGAATCATTACCGATAACTTATCAGGATTTGGATAATACTAGAAAGCACGGCCTATCAGAAAGCATATCAAATATGGTTATCAAAGGTCTAGACGACATGTCTATTTATGAGCGACCAATACATTGTACTGATCCAAGCCGAAAAACAGTATACGTGCGTGACAATGATGAATGGGTAAAAGACGAAAATAATGAAATAATGCAAAAGAGTTCGGTGCGATTAGCGATAAAACAACGAAATAACGTAAAGGTATGGAAAGACCAATACATGGTGGGAAAAGTATCAGACACTACGCAAATAAATTATCATGATATGGTCATTAACTGTCTAAAGTTCATCGAGCATGATGAGAAGATAAGGAATAAAATTGTCAAGAAGATATGTCAAGCAACTCATTTGACAGTGGATGTGAAGCAGAAACTGATGGCTCTTCACTAATTTACCTACATCGTGTAGAGGAACTGTGGATTTTATGTAAATTGGACTACTTACATAAAATGTGTTCATGTAGTGCAACTTTCTGATTTTCTAATTACACCTTTGAATATTTAGGAATATCTTATACTCGTATTATTTGATATATTTAAATATATGTATTATAATATAAGATGCCTAAGGTAGATATCGACTATTCCAATACACTATTCTATAAAATTTATTGTATCGACCCATCCGTAAATGATATGTATATAGGTCACACTACTAATTTTGTTCAACGTAAACACGCACACAAACAAGGCTGTAAAAATGCAAAATCTTCTAATTATAATTGCAAGTTATATAACTTTATACGAGCCAATAAGGGTTGGGACAATTGGAATATGGAAATTATTGCATTCCATAACTGTGATGATCATTTATCAGCCAGAAAAATAGAACAGAAATATTTTGAAGAGTACAATGCCACCTTAAATAGTCTTGCTCCCCTACCACCACCTAAACAAAAATCTCTTTTAGAACCGAAAAAAGAAAAGAAAATATTGTATTGTAATACATGTAAAGTATATTTTAATTCACCCAAACTACAAGAAATTCATAATAAATCCAATAAACATATTAAATTAACAAATAATCCCGGTCTAATTCAAACTGAACCCAATTCCATAGATTTATCCCATGGGTATAAATGTAATGTATGCTCATTCGTATGTAATAAACAAAGTAATTATAACACACATTTATTAACTACAAAACACAAAATGGCATTAAATGATAAGATTGGTAATAAAAATGATAAGAATGATAATGTAATTGATGATAAACCTTACAAGTGTATAAACTGCAATACCAAATATACACATGCATCTGGGCTATCTAGACACAAAAAAAACTGTGCATTCAATAATGAAAACATAGTAAGTCCTATTATCAATGACCAACCAACTACAGTTATTGTAGAGAAAAAAGAAGATATCTCCGAGATGAAAGATATGATATTTGCACTTATTGCTGAAAATAAGGATATGCGAAATTTGTTGTTGAATCAACAAAAACAAATGTTTGAACAACAACAACAAATACTGAAATTAATACCTCAATCAGAGAATACAACAAATAATGTGTAATTCACTAATTTACCTACATAATGTAGAGAGATTATGATTTTTATGTAATTTGACCTACTTACATAAAATGTGCTCATGTAGGTAAAGTTCTGATTTTCTAATTCTATTTTCCATTTTGAAAAACACAACACAACAAATCCTTGTGTTGCATTTTTGAAATCTCAAAATAGAATTGGAAAAATAGTTAAAAAACACGTTTAGAGCATTATGCTCTCATTTCCTTTTTTGGAATATTC